TGGGATTTAAAACGAGCGAGTTCTGACGCTACATATTTCCTGGCATCGTCAGGGTCTAGACCTCTGGGTACATTCAAGATTGGGATATTATGGTCTTGAAGGAAATCGACCACCGTACCGGGATGACTGTCATCAGGCCAGTCCATACGATTAAATACGGACCGTACCATCTTGGCTACATCCCTCGGATCAGATCCTCTCTTGGCAGACGAAATAGCAGCCACCAGGGTTTCATCCATCGGTTGAGATACTGTCTCGCCCTCATGGATCTGGGTAGCTTCCCATTCCTTGTGTGCCTTGCTGGTCTTGTGACCTACGAGAGCAAGACTGTTCTTAAACTCACGGCCACATTCACATATAACAGGACTAGTCGTAGTCATATTCCTCCCTTGTTACCACCGCTGAGTAGAGCCACCTAAGCCACCACGGGGGCTTTTTTAATTTCCCCCGATCCTGCTTCAGTATGGCAGTTGTATTATTGGTCAGGAAGCTGGAGGACTTGCCCTCGTTAGATCCCCTGGGCGGGCCTACTTCCTCTAGCAACTTCCTCCTGATTAATTCAACATCGATACGCCTTCTGAACTCCAGCCATTGCTTGGGAGTATGAGGTGTTCCGGCTATATTGACTATATTGCCGTTGAACTCCACGCTCCTGCCGCCTACCTTAACCTCGTTAAGAGTTATCTGGCCGGATTTTGGGGGTTCGCTTTCAGCAAGACGGACCCCCGCGTATCTGAGTTTTACCACTTACACACACTCAATAGTCACGGATAGACAGAGCATGATTGGGTCATCTCCCGCAGAGCCTTCAGCGGCTTTCTTGACATCTACGCCGATCACGTTACCTGGTGAAATAAGACCGGATGCGTCAAAGGCTGCCGATACATCGGCTACTGCGAGGTCATTTGCTGCCACGGTCAAGGCTGCGGCAGTTATGCCGTCCGTATTTGCCGTAGTTGTTTCATCATCGATACCGCCGGATACGTCAATCGTGTAAGTATCCGAAGCATCAAGAGCGGTTCCAGTTCCGCACCACCATAGCCATGCACCCTGTACAGCTACACAGTTCTGAGGAACCATGAAGGCCGCACCAACGGCAGCATCGGTATCGTCCAATCCTACCCCGTGGAAATCGCCATCGAAGTCCTGGGGAGCAGAAGACTCGGTGTAGGGAAACTGCAAGTTAATTGTTTCTTCATGTAAGGGCTTGATATCTATCACTACCCGCTCGGTATCAAGAGCGAACCCTACGGCCTGGCTTAAAGCTTCGGCTGTAGTAGTTGGATTGATACGGGTTGCCGTGATATCACCAGCCGTTTCACTGAGGAACATCGTCGAACCCTGGGTGTATGGAGCATCGGTATCCCGAATGATCCCACCCCGGCAGAGAACCCCGACATCGCCTGAGTCATAGGTGTTTACAGCCATAGCTTCGGCGAACTTGGTGTTATCTGTAGCATCGGCAAGTTCCCAGTCCGTACCGTCAAAATACATCATGTCTCCGGCGGTTACGTCAGTACTTCCTATAGTTGCGGAGAATTTATCTCTCGCTTGTTCTACATGGGGATCAGCCATTTCTATTTACCTCATCATCAAATTACGGAACTAAGCTCAACGAGGTAAGTCGTTGACTAAGCAGCGGAGTCAATCCCTGCCAATCCAGCACAGACCTTGGCTGAATACAGTACGGCATTCAGATAGACTACCATCCTGTAAGTATCTTCGTTCTTATCAACCTTGGTTCCTAACCGTTGGATGTCAGGATCGAGTACCGCCCCGTTATGGATTACGGTCCAGCCCTGTTTCTCTTCACCGGTTTTCAACGCATAAATGGTTGTAGCGGATGAAGATCCCCAGGCCCCGGAATTCTCGTATGTTTCACTGTTGGATATGTAGTCATTTATGACCACGGGTATTCCATTGTAAAGAGTGTATTGATGACCGAACATTTCGGCACTGTTAAGTACCACGCCGGAACCGGTGGCCCGGGCAAGAGCGGTCAATTTACGTCTCATGGTCTTGTTCATCATCAGGAAGTCGGGTTTACCCAGTTCGACCATGTCGATCATTGCGTCTAAACGGTCAAGGGTTAACTCGGTTTCATCGCCAGCAATTGTGGATGGGGTTGAACCGTCATCCATCATGAGCAAGCGAGAATCGCTGATAAGCAAGCTGGTTAATCCTTCGGGTTCAGTAGAGACCGCACCGGAGTTACCATTGATAAGCAAGTCTTCCAGCTTACGTGCGATAGACTTGGACATCTTGCTGAGGAGTACAGCTTCCTGTGACTGGACGTTATCAACGGTTTGCATTGCGAACCGGTCCAATGGATGCTGGATACCTACAGTGGTAAGGGATGCTGTCTTCTGGGTGTAGGTGGGTTCTGTGTCTGACCAGATATCTCCTACCTGGTGAGTAGCTGCCGCACCGAGAGTACTCTCCCTGTTGTAAACAAGGGAGTTACCGGAAAATGATTTAAATTGCAAGAAGGGAGCCAATTCAGATGCGGTGATGATATTGTCAAAAATACCAGCGGTTACATCGTCATTAGCCAACTTCTGATATTCACTAAGAGTTGGCATTTCGATCTCCTAGAGTCGATTTTGTCTCATCCTCAGACCCCGCTCTATAAGGGCGGTTCCAGAGAGTTCTTCGTTTCCTCCGGCTATAGCCGCACCTGTATCCAGATCGGCTATGCCAGCCTTTTCAAGAGCTTTCTTACCGGCATTCTTGGCCTCATCTCTAAGTGCCTTACGCTCGGCATCTGCTCTACGGCGTTCTTCCTGGGTGACCATTCGGGCTGCTTCTATCTGAACGTCATAAACGTCACTGAGATCGCCCTTTGAAGCCTTTTCCCAGGCTGCTTGCCAATCGGTCTGGATCTTGACTGCATCGTCCTCGTTTATCAGGAGATTGCCATCTTCGTCCTGTACCGTAGACAGTAGACGGGTTTGCTCTTTCTCGTAACGGGCATTGTAATCTCTTGTTGCCTGTCCCTGAGCAAGTTCCTGGTTAACCTGCGATATCTGGGCTTGTACTTCTTCCGGGTCCCCTCGGTTCATACCATCCATGTAGAGGGTGAACACCTTCTGTAAGGCTCCCAGCCTATCGTTGATGCCACGGATGTCCTCATCCCTGTCTGTATCTCTTCGGCGTTGGCCGTCCTTGGAACGCAGATCGTTTAATAATTTAGCGTTCTGGGCCTCCAGTTCCTCTACCCTCGCCTTGTAGTCCACCTCCCCTTCGGGGGTGGCCTCGGTTTCTTCAGTTATATTTTCTGTTGTCGCTTGTTCTGCCGGACTTTCTTCCGGGATATCCAGTACCATGCGATGCTCCTTTAGGAGGGATCACTATACCAGAGTGTATATCTAGACTGGTAAGTATGTCAACGTAGGGGCTGTTCAACTGTTTCTATATTTTCAGGCTCTTCTGCCGGGATAAGAGGAGCGATTGGAGCCCCTTCTCGCACCTCTAACTCATTCTTGTAACCTCGTTCAACCATCTGTAGTAGTTGTATCTCTCCTAAAATAGAACGAGACGTCTTGGAATATCCTTGGCGTATATAAGCTACGTCTATATCTCCATCATTCTCTCGCATAAATATACGTAGATCACGTAAATCCTTGGTAATAATCCTGATTATTTCATTCCTAGTATAAAAATCTTGTGCCGCAGTCCCTTCCAACTGGGTATATCGCTTCCATAAATCCTGCTCTGCCGGGGTATATATAGTTAATAATTCGTCTCCCTTTTCCCACAGAGACTGTAAAGTCTCAAGATCCCTGTCTCGCTGGGCAAGTACGGCATCAATCCTATCATTCCCAGTAGGTACTCTCTGGAGAAAATCCGATTCATCTAGGTCAATGCCAATTTCCTCCCGTGCATCCAGAACTATCTTTGCACGTTCCTCTTCCTGCTTGGCATAATTTAGTTGGTTTGTATTTGGGTTTATATAATCTAACGGAACATCCCAATATAAATTAATGTACTTATCAAGAAGATTCTTGGGGCCTTCGGAATCAAGATATTCTTTAACAGGGCCCTGAAATAGTACATTATTTGCAGTCTTCATTTCCTGCCCGTATTTCTGTATAGCAAGCC